CCTATCCAATCTCGCAGTAGTCCTTGCCGCACCCCGTCGTTCCGTTGCCCATGCTGTACCCCCACGCGCAGTATGCGTTCGGGTCTACGTCGAAGAAGTGCGCAATGTCGCCCTCGGTGTCCTTCACCGAATGCAGGTCGCAGAAACAGTCCTTGCCAAGGTCGCGCATGTCGTTGAAGTACACGCAGTCCCGGCAGCGAACAACAGCCACCATGTCAGACGTTTTTACGATTTCCACTTTGTTCCCTCGCTTTCTGGGCTTCGCGCTCTATCTTCCGCAGAATCTCCCATTTTCGCCTGCTGTCCTTCATCTTTTCCTCGCACTTTGCGCAGCGTGTCTTGCCCTCAACCGCCTTGGCTATGGCGCAATCTGTACACATGCCGCTGGCTTTCAGCGCTGCCCTCCGTTCGACATTGTATGCCTTGCGCCTTGCCCCGCCAGGGTCGTTGCGTTCACGGAGTATCACATCACGCTTTTTGCAGATTTCGCACAATACCCTGCCGGGTTCAGAGTACCGCTTGCCACAGTGTGGGCAAATCCCGTGCGACTTGTACCAGTAGTAGTTTTCAATCCGCAGCTGGTTGTTCTTCGCAATGCTCTGCTCTGACTTACGAGCCACCCTACACCCCCAGCCTTTCAAACAGCGCCCCGAACCCCAGCACCACGTACCCAACCAGCGCCCAGATGATGTCGCCAACCTTCGTACCGCGCCGGGGTTCGGGATAGTCCCGCGCCGCGTCCCGGATGAATCGCGTGTACACAGCCGCGTCCTTCTGCCTGCGCAGGGCTAGCTCATCCCGCAGCCTTGCGTTCTCGGCTTCAAGTTCCGCTACCCGGGCATTGGTCTGCCGCTCCATCTCCTGCCTGACAATCGCGTCAATCATGGCATTGTGAACGGTCTGCCCTTCGTATGCCTTAATCATGGCCTGCGCTCCTTCCGCTTGCGTAGCTTGATCCGCTTGTCTATCAGCATCGTGTCTGCCTCCCTGCCGCCCCGCGACTTTTCCTTGTGGGCTTCGCGCAGCCCCCGCCGCTCTGCCGCCCAGGCATGGTATTCCTCGCACTGGGCATGGCAGATGGCGGTGTGCTTCGGGCAGGTGAAGCAGGGACTAATCCTGCCCATCGCTGTACCTTTTCTTCAATTTGCCCGACATCGACTGGCGCTTGCGCATATCTTCCTCATACCGCAGGTCAAGGTTGATGCGCTCACCAGTCTTGTAGTTGTACAGGTCGCACACGGCCTTTACCGCGCCGCCCACGTCCACGTAGGGCTTCACAACGCTGGTGGAGTAGTACCTGATGAACTTGTCCCGCAGGCGGTTCGCGTCGATGTCGGGCTGTTTCCAGGCGAAGATCAGCGCGTAGGAAACGTACTGGGTGTTGCCCTTGGCCCTGTCCATGTAGGGGCGCAGTTCTTTCAGCCAGTCGAGCACCTGCTGGGCCACGCTGTAGGTTCCGGGGCCGCATTCAAAGTCGCCAGCCTTGACGGTGTTCGCCGCCCGGGACGCATACCCGCATGCAGCGGTGATGGTGTCCACCGGGAACATCGGGAACCGCTTCACAAGGTTCTGCAAATACTGGTAGCTGGTGTTGCCCAGTTCCGCAAAGCTGTTGATGAAGTCGTACAGGTTCCACTTCGTCTGGTACAGGTTCAGCGCCACGCAGTCCTTCACCGTCAGGCCCTTCTCCATGATGTAGTCCACCGGGATGCCCAGCTGCTTGAACGCTTCAAGCCGGGCCTGCCCGTCCACGACTTCGTAGCGCTCGTTCACGATCAGCGGAGAGTAGATGTAGCCGTTGGCCTTTACGCTGTCCATGACCTTCTTCACCCGCATCAGCTGTACGCCCCGGTTGCCGTCCAGCCGCTTGAACTTGGCGTAATTGTCCGTCCTGTATGCCTGGTTGTACTTGATTTCCATAACCCTTAAACCTCCATTTATAACCTTGTTATGGTAACCTCTGTTCTTGGGTGTTCCTTGTCATAGAGCACCCGGCTCCCGTCATGCCCAGCCACGATGTTGCTGTTATCGTCTGCCAGCACCCCGGCATCCACCAGCACGTCCAGGGTGGCTTCTATCAGGTTGCACATATCCACCCGCCTGCGCGTTTCCATGTAGTACACGCACTGTACATTCACCGGGTAGTCGATGCCCTGCCGCACGTCCCTTGGGATGAGCATCAACGCGGCCTTCCTGTATGCCTTGTACGCGCTGCTGGGGCTGATGAACGGACGCTTCGTCTTGGGGTTGACGAGAATCTGCATGCTGTTCTTCTTCGAGCGTGGCGGCAGGTCGATGTTGAATTGAATCATGTCGTTTCTCATCGAATAAAATCCATTATGTTCATTTGTGCTGTCTCCCTGTCGAGTCGTTCCTTCGCGGCTTTGTAATAAACCGGGTCAATTTCAAACCCCCAATAATCCAACCCCGCCCTGTGACACGCAATCAGGCTTGACGCGCTGCCGACGTGGGTGTCGAGGATTTTGTCGCCTTCCTTCGCGTAGTGTTTCAACAGCCATTGATACAACTTGACGGGCTTTTGCGTCGGGTGGAATCGCGTTTCATTCGCTGTTCCTTGCGGCGCACATTCAAACACTTTCGCGTTTTCGTTGAAACTCGCCCATGCGAACTCCGCCATCGCCATTGTGAACTTCTCGCTTATCGTCAGCTTGCGCCATACGATAAAGCATCGCGTCGGGGGAAGTGAAAAGTAGTTTCCGCCCCATATGATCTGATTGCGTGAGACGCGAAACAATTCCTTGAAATAATCGTCCCCTGGGGCAACGTCCCACGCAATGATTTTTTTCCGTACTTTGTCGCCCACGTTCCACCCGTCCGTGTCATCTTCTTTGTAGCGGTCAAATCGGCCTCCGAATCGTACCCCCCCCCCGATATTTTTCACGTCTGCAAACCCGCCGCCATACGGCGGGTCAACAATTGCAAGGTCAAAGAACTTGTCGGGGAACTGCTTCATACCCTCCATGCAATCCATCAGGTAGAAACCCTTGTCTAACAAGCCACGGGATTCGTCCGCATGCTGGGAATCATTCATCGCCGTCGTCCTCATCATCGCAAATCTCGTCCGCGTCCGGGTTGATCCTGTCGCCTATCCAACTCATGAAGCTGCACAGGCTGATGATGACGATAATCCCGCCCGCGAAACTCATGAGCCAGCCCAGCGCCAGCACACCGTAGAGAAGCCCCTGTACAAAGTAACTCATTGTCTATACCTCCTATGTCTTATCGTCGTAGAACCGCATGTTCATGGGCTTAAACAGGCACCACGTCCTCGCCGTCTGGCCCTGCCGCTGCTTGGCAACCTCCACCGTGAAGGGCATCCCCATCGCGTTCACCGACCTGTCCCATATGCCGTAGTGCTTCGGGTCGATGCGCTTCAATGTGGGATCGTCAGGCTCCGATGGGCTGTGAATCAGCAGCACGTTGTCCGCGTCCTGTTCAAGGTCGCCGCTGCCCCGCAGTTCGTCCAGGGTGGGCGCTCTGCCGCCCCTTTTCGTGTCATCCGCGCTCTGCCTGCGCACCTGCGCCGCTGTCAGGATGGGTATGTTGAGGTTCAGCGCCAGTTGCTTCAAGCCCTTGGAGATGATGCCCAGCCGTTCATACTCAGCGTTGGCCCGCTCCGCTGTCTTTAGCAGCTGTATGTAGTCCAGCACCAGCATATCCATCTCTCCGCGCTTCACCGCATGCTTGGCTATATTCCCCAGCCGTTCAAGGGTCAGGCCGTAACTCTGGTAGATGTGTAACCGCTGCTTCATGCCCTGCGCTTCAAGCCGTTCAAGCCCAGCCATCATCGCCGCCCAATCTTCTTCCAGCAGGAACTTCTTGCCCCTGCGCTGCTTGGAGATGCTCACCATCGAAGCGCTGGATAGTTCGCGCTGTCCGATCTGCAATGCGCTCATTTCCAGGGAGAAGTAGCCCACATGGAACCCCGCCCGCACCGCCGACATCGAAGCCGCCAGCAGGAACGCGCTCTTGCCCTTGCCGGGTCTTGCGCCCACAATGGTCAGTTCTGGCTTCACCAGCCCCCCGCACAGCGCATCGTCCAACTCTGTGAACCCTGTGGGGATGGCCTGCGCGTCCTTCTCAGCTGCCTCATAGGCTTGCATGGCGGCTTCTACGCCGTCAATCCACCCCGCGTCCCTCTGCTGTGAGCGGTTGGTGATGTCGCTGCAAGCGCCCTCGATTAACTCAATGATCCTGTCGGCCTTCAACTCCTGCGCGTTCACCTTGCGGTTGATGCTCTCCGCAATGGCTTGCAGCCTGCGAAGGTTGGCCTTTTCCAGCACCGTTGCAATGTAGTCCTCTACATTCAGCGCGGTTGGCACACTCTTGGCGATTTCCACCAACCGGGCAGGCCCGCCAATCGCGTCCAGCTTTCCTACCCGGGCCAGTTCCGCGTCCAGTGTGGTGAAGTCCACCCGCTTGTTGGTCAGCGCTAGGGTGAGCATCGCGGCGAATATCTCCCGGTGCGCCTGGTCTGCGAAGTCATCCGGTCTGAGCCGTTCCACCGCAACCGTCACCGCGTTGCCCGAGCGGAGCATTGCGCCTAAGACGCTTTGCTCGGATTCGTAGTGTGCTATCATGTGTTACCATCCCCCGCATGGCGTGAACCCCTCCGGGACTGAGCAGTCATCCCCGCGCCGCAGGATTTCCTCAAGCGGTAGGTCGTGTTCTTCCTCTGCCTCCACCCTGTCGGTGGTCGCGGTTTCGTCCTCCCAGCGGCGCTGGTTTAAGTAGGTGGACGGGTGGGGAACATACTGCAACTCCTTCCCTGCCCACTCGCCGTTCACCCTGCGGCGCACATCAGCCAGGATGGTGTCGAGAAGTGAATCGTCAGGGTTCAGCTTTTCCCATGCCTTTATCGCCATTGCCTTTGACACCTTCCGGGGATAGAGGGAATAGAACTCGGTGAACCCGGAGGGTATCTCTGACTCAGCGCTTTTGCGCGATATATATATATCTGTGTTTATATCTGGGTTTATATCTGGTATAGCTTGGCCCTCTGGGGCTTCTCCCTTGGCCCTTAAGGGCCGACGCTCGGGACTCAAATGGCAAATCGACAAGCCCTTGTTTGTTAGCGTGTACCAACACGTTCTATCATAGGCCAACTTGTTATAGTTGCCCTTCTCGATCAGGCCAGCTTCTACAAGTTTGTCTATTGCGGTTCTAATCTGTTTCTCGCTGAAATACGGGTATACTTTTACGAACGCGGAACGCTTGTTGAACGTCCAATATTTGCCATCGTGGTAGTTGCGCCCATTAGCCTCGTTTTCCTTGTACCAGTGCGCAAAGTTGTTAAACATGATTGCCGCGTTTACACCAACCTCACGCGCCACATCAATATCAAACGAATGGTTCATTTGCTCACCTCCTTCCGCTTGCGTTTCCTCTGGTTCCACAATTCAGTGACTTTCTGAAACGATTTGCTATGCCAAAATTCTTTATTGTCACTGTCAGAGAAACCATCGGCCTTGCATAATTCAGATGGTATGGTTTGTATCTTGGTTTGTGCGCCACATTCACTACACTTGACAAACGCGAAATATCCCCATTTGTATGAGTGATTCCAAGACCAAACGATATCTTCGCTCCCGCAAAACGGGCATGGCTTCAAGTCAAACTGCTCCAACAGTTTCACCACCCTCCCCGATAAAGAATGCCTCCACACCGTCACCGTAGCGCTTGCTGTCGATGATCCTCCGCAGCGGCCCCAGCGCGTTGATGCTGGCCAACTCATTCTGGTGGGTGTCCACATACAACTCGATGTCCGTCATCTTGCTCTTGGCGTTCATCAAGTCCCACAGGATGTCGTTGCAGACCTGCGTGTACTCGGCCATGAATCACATCTCCCAGGGCAACGGCTCGTCATCCACTTCCTTGAAGCCATCGTCATCCTTGCCCTTCTTCTTGCTGGAAATGATGTCCACGCTGTTGCAGATGATGTCGGTGGTGTACCGCTTGCTGCCGTCCTTTGCCTCATAGGAGCCGGTCTGAATCCTGCCTTCAATCGCCAGCATGTCGCCCTTCCCGGCGTACCGTGCCACATAGTCGGCGGTTGTCTTGAACGCCTTGCAGTTGAGGAAGTCGCTGTCGTACTCGCCGCTGGCGTTCTTGTAGTCCCTGCGCACCGCAATGCGGAAGGATGCCATAGACGTTCCTGTCTGGCTGGTCTTGCTGTCCACCCCGGAACACATCCTGCCAATCAACACAACCTTGTTCATTTCTTCGTTTCCTCCTTGATTCTCTCAATCAGCTTTACAGCCTGTCCCTTGGTCATCCGCTCAAGGTTCTCACCGAACGCGCCGGTGGCCTGTGCGAGGGTTTCCTTGCTGGCATACGCCTTGATGAACGCGATCTGCTCCGGGCCAGCGGCAGTTATTGTCTTTGCCGCCATCTCTGCCAGCTTGCGCTTGCCAACGTCCTGCGCAGCCTCCGCGCTCCCGGTAATCGCCACACCAGCGTCATCCACGTACTTGTCGGAATACTTGCTGGTGGTGTCGTTGGCGAACCATACATCCGCGCCGATGCCCAGCGCCTTGCAGGCAATGCTCACAGCGTCCGTATAGGCTTTCTTGTAGCCCTCGTCATCGCCCCGGCCCTTGGCTTTCAGCGTGTTGCCGCCAGTGCCGAAGATGGGCTTCGACCAGGTGTCACCTTCCTTGATGTACAGGTTCACATCCACGAACACCATCATGTTGCCCTCGTCGGCCTCCACCACTTCCTGCCGGGTGACTTCCGTGTACCAGCCGATGCCTACAGGGCCGAACATCTCCGTCAGCTTCTTAATGCGCCACATCGGGTTGATGTCCGTGCCGCTGAACCGCCCGTTGTTGAACTGCTTCTGGGCCTCCTTCGGTACGCTGCGCCCCTGCTCGTAGTACCGCATGTTGTCCGCCATTGCTTATCCCTCCCATAATTGGTCTTTGTAGTATTCGCGTGACAACTCCGCAAGCATCGCCTGATGTTCACCGGCCATGTACCCCTCAAACTCGTCCTTGCGGCGCTCCAACTCGTCGTAGATGCCGTCCAGTTCGGTGTACCATTCTTCCAGTTCGCCGTACCCCGCCATGCTCTCCATCGCGTCGTAGATGGCTGACATCGCGTCCTCCACGGCAATCATCAGGTCGCCCGCGTCGTTGTCAAAGGTCAGGTTCTTGTAGGGCTTCATTGCGGCCTCCTTAAGTTCGTGCGTATGATGTCCAGCCGCCGCATGGTCGTGCGCAGGAAATCATACTGTGTCATGACACCGCCCACATCCTGGTTCATCGCGCAGCGCTCAATGTCCGCGCATACCCTTGCGATGGTTCCCAGCGTTTCCCGCTGCATCTCCTCCGGGGACTGCGGCGTTACCGTGACTTTCCCTTCCATCTTTTCCTCCCGGCCTTCGCCGCTTCGCTTGCCTGCCCGAACAGGAACCCCACATACCCGGCCAACAGATAGGCCACTATGATGGTTCCCGCGCCGATGTTCGGATTCATGTTGCCTCCTTTTGCTTGCTGCCGTCTTTCAGGATCAGGTTTTCGCTCTCTGCCCATGCCTTCATGGCGTTGCGGCTTGTGAAGGTAAGGTCAACCCTGTTCTCCCATCCCGGCATCAGCACGACATACAGGTTGTCGCGCTTGAACCAGACGCATGTCCGACGTTTGGTTCCCAAGTTCATCCCTCCTTTTCGCCTTCCATCCATCGAATGAACCCGCGCCTTGGAATCTTCGTCCTGCTCTTGATGATGATGACCGGGAACCCCAGCCGTTCGGGAGCCGTCCGCGCCTGCCATCGGATGTCCTGCGCGTTGCACCCAAGGATCGGGGCGATTTCGGCAGGGGTCAGGAACTCCCTGTCCAGCGCCTTGATGGCTTCAAGGGTCATTGCGTTCACCACCCTATCCGAAGTTGTGCGCCTTGGGCCTGCGCCTGCGCTGCTCGTCCTCAAATGCCTTGAAGCGGAACGCGCTTTTCATGTGGGCTGCGGCGATCACAGCGCCGATGGCAATTATCCAGTCCAGCGGGGTCATTGCTTCGTCCTCCATCCGCTACTATCAGTTGGTTCTTAACGACTATTTGTTGTGTCATCCGCAAAAAAAATGTCTGCAACTGGTACACCAAAGAACCTTGCAATGGCTACCTTCTTTTCGTCCCTCGGCGTTCGCTCACCTGACTCGTAGAAGAACACCGCGCTTTCGGTGACACCTATTTCGTCTGCAAGTGCCGCCGCAGACATACCACGCGCAACTCGCAACTCCCGTAAGCGCTTTCCAGTTTCCTTTGGATTCAACTCTTTTCACCTCCCCGCAACTCATTGTGACATCATTGTACAACAAAAAGTTGGGCTTGTCAACACTTTTAGTTGGGTTTTGAACGAATTATTACAATCGTAACTTTTGTTATACTTAAGCAACAAAAGCATTGTGTAACCACACTTTTTGTTGTATAATGCTTGCCAAGGGGGTGATGGTATGACAAACGCAGAGATTGGGGAAATGATTCGCACAAGGCGAATGTCCAGAGGTTGGACACAGGATGACCTTGCCAGGATCACGGGTGTCACCGCATCCGCTATAGGTTTGTTTGAGAACGGCAAGCGCAGGCCAAAGGACGAGGTAGCCGATGCCATAGCAGACGCATTCAACATTCCAAAATGGGCTGTTTATTTCAGTGAGGATGAAATTACAGCGCACACAAAGAACATAACGCCGCAGGAAGATGCGCTTCTTCGGGCTTTTCGCGCCGCAGATGAACGGGCAAGGCAGGACGCATTGAACACTCTGCTATCCCATCCCGCAGAAACGGCTACAGTAACATCGTTGAATTGAGGTTGAACAAATGCGCACAAGAAGGGGAAACGGACAGGGAACCGCTTTCAAGCGCGGTCGCACCTGGACGGCCCGGGTGGTCGTTGGGTGGAAAACCGCAGAGGATGGTCATGCCGTACCCATATACCGCACCAAGGGCGGATTCCCCACCAAACGGGCAGCGCTTGAACATTGCGTAGCCCTCAAGGATAAGAACTACAGGCCCAAGGTGGACGCTCCACAACTGCTGGCCTACTGGAATACCTACAGCACAGGCGAGTTGGAAAAGCTGTCCAAGTCCAAACAGGTTGCCTACCGGGGCGCATGGCTAAAGCTAAAGGCCCTCCACCTTCGCCCCGTTGACCAGATAACCGTTGCGGAACTCAGGGAGGAATGTGCAAAGGTCGCACATTCCTACTACACCATGCGCGACTGTAAGACGGTGCTCACCCGCCTGTTTGAGTTCGCCGGGGCCGATGGCTGGTGCTCCAAAGACCTCCCCTCCTACATCGTACTGCCCAAGCTGAACGAAAAGGAGCGCCAGGTGTTCGCTGATACCGAACAGTTGGCACTATGGAAACTCTACGAAACCGGCGACCTTCGGGCAGCTATCCCCCTGCTCATGATCTGCACAGGCATGATGCCCGGTGAAATGCAGAGCCTAAAGGTGGAGAACATCGACCTTGAAGCCCACAAGATAACCGGCATCGGCATGAAAACCAAAGTGCGCAGGGAAAGCCCCATCTATCTGCCCGAGGACGTGATGCCTGTGGTGGAGGACTTGATACAACACGCCCAGCCTACCGGCTACCTCTGGCCCCGCAATGAAACCAAGTGGTACAACACCTACTACGCCGCCCTTGAAGCCGCTGGTTGCCGCCGCCTGGAACCCTACTGCTGCCGCCACACAACCGCTACCCGCCTCGCCATCACCGAGAACATAGCGCCCCAGACCATAAAGAGAATGATGCGCTGGTCTACCTCAAAAATGCTGGACAGGTACGCCCATCCTGATGACGCAGACGTTATCGAAGCGGCAAACACCATCCGAAAACAGTGATTCTACTAATAACATACTAATAACAACCGGCTCTCAGGAAACGCGAAAACCCTTGGAAACACGGGCTTTTTGGCACACATCCCCCACCCCTGCTAAGGGAGTAGGGTGGGATAACTGCCGCGAGGGTTCAAATCCCTCCTTCTCCGCCAAAACCCTTGAAAACACGCAGTTTTCGAGGGTTTTTCTTTGTCTGTTGTCAAAGCCAAAAGTACGGGAAAATACTGTAAAATATTGTTCTACTAATAACATTACTAATAACAAGGAACCCGCCAGCTTTTGACGGGTTCCCCAATATATTTCAGCCCTTTGAGTCGGGTGGTTCCTTCTTGTTGTACTGCGCGGTGGAGATGCCCAGCAGAGTGCCGAGGCACAGGGACAGCGCCGTACAGGTTGCCAGCACTTCGTCGCCAAAGGGCCAGCCCCAGATGGCCGCAAGGGTCTTGTACAGCAGCCCCAGCGCGTCCAGCGCAATCAGGGCAATCCACTTGAGCGCGTCGTACACAGAGTTTTTTAGTTGAAACACATTAAGACTCCTCTCTATATTTCTGCCTTTGGCGTATTAAAGCGAGGTTCCGCAATGCTGCCTCCATTGCTTTGGGACTGTTTTTATGGCCTTCACTTAGCTTTCTTCTGTGTTCTTCACTTAGCTTTTTACCACGCAATGCGTCGCTTATTTTGGCACGTTCTTCATCTGTCAGTTTTCTTCCGCGAAAAGGATGGCCCATCTTGGATTTTGAATTGTTGATCCTGGTAAGAGGATTTAGGCAATTCTCTTGGACGGTTGCCCAACGAAGGTTTTCCACATGATTATTATACACATTGGTATCAATATGGTCTACAACAGGCTTGTTGTCGGGATTTGGGATGAAAGCAGTGGCAACAAGTCTATGAACAAGTCGGGGATATGTTTTGCCGTTTTTGCATAAAACAACCATACCACGTCGGTTGCCGCTATAGTTAATCCTCAATATCCTCTCATGTTTCCTTTGTAAACCGCCATTGTTCATTACGGTTCGTTCCAGCGCCTTTACGCGCCCTTTGTTGCTCACTTCATACATACCGAAAAAGCCATCTATTGGTTTCCATATTTCGCACATAATATAGCCTCCACTTCTAATTGTTTGGCTATATTATACCACAAAACCAATCGAATTACAAGCCATTTATGCACTGTCATACATTTTATTTGGCAGCATCATCTTCCCCTCCTACCTCTCAATCAAGTACCGCTGTATCTCGTCCATAGCCTCTTTCAGCTTGTCGGAACTGTTGCCGTTGATGTCGTGGGAAAGCAGGGCCATCATGGCCCGCATCATGATCCTGTTCCCTTCTTCCAGTTCCTTTAGGCGGTCATTGTCGCGTTTCAGTTTTTCGTCGTGCTGCTTCACTGTTTCTTCCAGGTTGTTCACGGGAGCGTCCTTCCTTTGTTTTTCCTCGCGCCATGCCTTTATGGCGTTCATCACAGTAATGTATGCGCCCAAAAGGGCCAGCACCACCAGAAACGCGAGGAGCAAACTGTCAGGCGTGATGTCTTTAAGCTGCATGTCACTTCACCAGCTTTCCATACTTGCCGCTCACCCAGCCCAGCTTGTCCTTGTATACCACCGCCAGCCAGCCGTCCGGGGACTTCTGGCCCGCGTATTTCAGCTTTGCGCCCTCATGCACCACGCCGCGCTTGTCGCTGTCTGTGGTCGGGTCATCGCGCACATAGCAGTTGCCGCCGCGTATCTCCACATACTCAGGGCTTTCCACGGGCTTGCCCTGATCGTCAAGCGCCTTGACCAGCGCGGCGAGGGTTTCAGCACCCACCCTGCCGTCCACAGGCAAGTCCTCCTGCGTCTGGAACCGGCGCACCGCCATTTCCGTACAGTCGCCAAAGTCGCCGTCCGCGCCCCACTTGCCGCAGTCGTAGCCCAGCCTGATAAGGTCGGCTTGCAGTTCCTTCACGTCCGCGCCGTTCATGCCGTTCTTCAATACCCTGTCGCCCAGTTTCAAGGGCTTGTCCACAGGCTCGGCCTTGTCCGCGTACTTGCCATAGGTGATGTTCACCGCCGCGTGGTGGTTCTCATACAGCAGCACGTCACCCGGCAGCAGGTAGTTGGGGCTGGTCAAGTACTTGCTGGAAGTGAGCGCCTTGAACCCGGCCTTCACGAAACGGGGCATCATGTTGCCGCTGCGCGTGGTCTTGTCTATGTCCTGCAAGGGCTTGATGCCCTCGATGTAGCCAGCTGCCCGCACGTTCGCCGTGGTTCCCGCCGTACAGTCCTGCTCGCACTTGGTGGTGATGGCGCTGGGGTCGTAGTTCGCCTTGACCAGCGCGTCCCAATAGGTGTACCGCTGATACTGGTCATAGCCCACGTTGTTGTTGAGGCACATGGCGATTTCCAGCCGCGCAATCAGCATCGCCACAGCCGGGTCGGGATAGCGCAGTACCACCGTCCAAGGGCGGGAATACCATGAGCGCAACTCGCACTCATGGCCCGTCTGGTCGCCAGCCTTGCCGCCGTGGTACTCCTTGTTCTCGTCGCTGCCGCTGTTGGCGATATAGTGGGTGGTCTTGCTGTTGATGTACTTGCTGTAGTTAATCGACATTATCTCACCTCATTGTCACGTCTCGTCATCTTCACCAATAGCAACGTTCCCGGAGCGCGTTAGCGTTGTCACCGTTCCACTTGTAATAGCAATGCGTGAACCATTCGTGGACTGAATCAGGTTGCCCATAATCACCACGTCGCCACAGGACGCAACGTCACCCACGCGAATGCCATCACCAGAAACGCGAATATCGCAATCTTTCACAACTGCATTAGCCATATCGTTGAGCCTTACACCGCAGCCGGTAAAATCTCGTATAGTGCAGTTAACCACGGCAATACCTATATGGGCATTATTGCTGCCGCTATGTACGCCCACCGCGTTATACCCGTAGGCATACTCGCCGCTGCCCAGACCGAAGCGGCAGTCCCGAACGGTCACACCGTTGTTGACAGTGCCGTCGTAAAACGCGGAGCCGTTTGGCAGAAACGGGAACGCGTTATAGGTACACGGGTCGATATTGATGTACTCAT